GATGACTTGATTGGATACCTAAATAATACTCCTACCAATCAAGAAGAATCTGAATGCAGAGCATGCGAGGGATAATACATGTCGTTGTTACAACCAAGTAAAACCTACAAACCATTTCTATATCCTTGGGCAGTAGAATTGGCAAAAAAGCATGAAGAGATCCACTGGATCGAAGATGAGGCAGAACTCAGTGAAGATGTCCAAGACTGGAAAACTAAACTATCCGAAGACGAAAAAGAGTTCATCACTCAAGTCCTTCGTCTTTTCACACAGTCAGATGTTCAGGTGGGCGAGAACTACCATGAACTGCTGATCCCGCGTTTTAAAAACAACGAAGTGCGCAATATGCTTTCTTCGTTTGCTTCCCGCGAAGCAGTACACCAGCGTGCCTATGCGCTGTTGAATGACACACTTGGTTTGCCTGACGAGGATTACCATAAGTTCCTCGAATACAAAGAGATGGCAGATAAGATTGACTTCATGAAAGAAGGTGATTGTAACAGTAAGACGGGTCTCGCGCTCGCGCTCGCGCAGTCAGTATTCAATGAAGGTCTCTCGGTGTTCGCATCATTCGTCATGCTCCTCAACTTCCAACGTTTCGGTAAGATGAAGGGCATGGGTACAATCGTCGAGTGGTCCATTCGTGACGAGTCAATACACGTACAGGGCAATGCTAAGTTGTTCCGCACACTCTGTGAAGAGTCGCCGCGTATTGTTAATGATGAACTGAAATCTAAGATCTACGAGATGGCAAAAAATGCAGTAGAACTTGAAGACAAGTTCATTCAACTCGCTTTCAAAGGCAACGATGTACAGGGTCTTACAAAGGACGAAGTACGCAAATACATTCGTCATATTGCTGATCGCCGTTTGCTACAACTTGGACTCAAAACCAAGTTTAGACAAAAGGACAATCCACTACCTTGGCTTGACTGGGTACTTAATGGTGCATCTCACGATAACTTCTTCGAGAAGCGAGTCACCGAATACTCAGTAGTTGGCATGGAAGGCGACTGGGGGTGGGAAGAGGTCGCCTAATGGAATTCGAATACGAGTTTGAGTGCCCAGTTTGTGATACAGCGATGACGTTGGTGGTAAAGGATTGCGAAGAACCACCAACGCATTGCCCCATGTGTGGTTCTCCTAACGATGAGCATTGGGAAGACTTATGACTTGGTATTATGAAGACGAAGTATTCGATCCGGATGAGGACTTTATCAAGGACTATGTTGGGTTCGTGTATTGCGTGACTGAGAAAGAATCAGGCAAGAAGTACATTGGTAAGAAGTTCTTTTGGTCAGTCCGCAAACTCCCACCACTCAAAGGCAAGACTCGTAAGCGAACCAAGATTACCGAGTCTGACTGGCGCAAGTATTATGGATCCAACGAGCAACTCAAATCATTAGTAGAGGAGCGCGGTGGTGACGCATACCACCGAGAGATCCTTCGCCTATGTACTACGAAAGGTCAGTGCTCATACTACGAAGCGAAGGCGCAGTTTGATCACGATGTACTGTTGAGTGATGAATATTTCAACGAATTTATCGGTTGTAAAATTCACTCTAAACATTTACATTAGTATAAATATTTTTTATAATTGAATGATAATGGAGTTTTTATAATGGCATTGAATAATAGATTACACGTATTCGAAATTCTTGAAAAGGCGTCAAAGCTTAAGAGTAGGGATGAAAGAATTGAAATGTTAAGGCAACACAAAATTATGCCTCTTTTAGATGTATTGAAGGGCACATTCGATAATACCATTCAGTGGAATCTTCCTGATGGTACTCCCCCATACACCCCTAACGCAGAGGATGCTCCTTCACCCTCTTCGCTGTTAAAACAACACATGAACTTCAAGTATTTCGTCAAGGGATTGCGCGAGAGCAGCAGTCTTCCAGCAGTTAAACGTGAGCGTATGTTCATCGACCTGCTAGAGTCTGTTTCTCCGCAAGATGCATCGGTCGTAGTATCGATGATCAATAAGAAGAGTCCATATAGAGGGATCACGAAGAAACTCGTACAAGACGCGTTTCCTGACCTGATTGTGGAATGATTTGATAACCCCGTTGTGAGAATAGAAACTAAAGGAGGCACTTCCATACTATATTATTGAGTCTATAATCCAAGTAAAACAATAAGGAGGTCTTATGACTACATTTAATCAGTTGGAACGACTGAGAAGAGATTCACGAGAACTTGGGCATTATATTCACAAATTGCAGAAAAGAGGTAATTCTAATAAAGCGTATCAACTCTCTAAGAAACAAACGTTTCTAGAGAACGCTATATCAGAAGTAGAATCCCGCGTAAGGAGGTGATCCTATCTGGACATGCCCTCTTTATGGGGGCATTGTTCCCTTTACCATGGAAAAAACTTATGCCAACATATGATTTAAAAAATACGAAAACTGGCGAAACAAAAGAGTTTATTGTTTCGATAAGTAAGAAAGAAGAGATGGTTGCTAGCGGAGAATGGCAACAAGTACATCTCGCTGCGCCACGAGACGTAACGCACGTCGGCAGTATGATCAGCAAGACCGGAAGCGACTGGAGCGATCATCTGAAAAATATTAAGAAGTCAACTGGGAAACGTGTTAAAAATACGATTAACGTCTGATGAAAACAAAACAGCAGCAATCGGAATCGATGATTATTCGCATCGATGACCTCCGTACCATAGAACCCATCACTGATCATCAGCACCAAGCATTTAATGCATGGCGCGAGGGAGACCACCTAGCATTGATGGGCACCGCCGGAACCGGCAAAACTTTCTTGGCAATGTATCTTGCTCTCGAAGAAACCCTTGACCGTTCTACGCCATACGATCAACTCATTATCGTGCGTTCTGTTGTACCGACTCGTGACGTTGGATACCTTCCTGGATCGCTCGAAGAAAAACTCGATGCCTTTACTGGACCATATCGTGCTGCCACTGCTGAGATGTTCGAAGACAACAAGGCATACGAGAAACTCATACACAACGATTACCTGAAGTTTGAGTCAACCTCGTATATTCGTGGCGTAACCTTTGACCACTCTATTATACTGGTCGATGAGTGTCAGAATCTAAACTTCCACGAACTTGACTCGGTGATCACGCGTGTGGGTCAGGGTACTAAAATAATTTTCTCTGGCGACTATAAGCAGTCAGACTTTAAGAGCGACAGAGATAAGAAAGGAATAAATACTTTTTTACAGATCTTGGATCAAATGAAGAACTTCTCGGTCATAAACTTTACATGGGAAGACATCGTAAGAAGCGACTTCGTCCGAGATTACATCATGACAAAGGAATGGATGGACATATGAACAAGGAAAGAGTTTTCGAGCAACTTAAAATCGACGAGGGCGTGAAGTATGAAATCTATCGCGACCACTTGGGTTATCCTACGTTTGGCGTCGGTCACTTAATTGTGAAGGATGACCCAGAGTATGGAGAACCTGAGGGAACTGAGGTATCTGAAGATCGCGTATGGGAAGCATTCGAGCAAGACTTCCGTATTGCGGATCAAGAGTGTGTCGCCTTGTACGGTAACAAGTTTATGATGTGGCCAGATGAGGTACAGGAAATCCTAGTGAATATGATGTTCAATATGGGGCGTACTCGCTTGGCGAAATTTAAGAACTTCCGCGCAGCACTTGAAGACAAAGATTGGAAGCGTGCTGCTGTAGAAGGCAGAGACAGTCGCTGGTATCGTCAGGTAACGAACCGCGCCGAACGATTAATGACCCGAATGGAGAATGTGTGACCCATGGCAAAGTACAACCGTTTCGACCCTAGAAACAAAAAGAAGGACCGCCACAAAAACCAATACCTAGATCGCTCATCATATAAAAGAAAGGCACGACAAGATCAGCAAAACGAGTCGCACTTCGAAGAGCGAATGCAAACAAAGTACAATTGAGGTTAGTATGTTTGAAAATTTTTTATTATGTTTTGTATCAGTGTTATTGGTGATCACTCAGTATAATATCTGGGTTGTTAAGAACCAACTTGAATCACTGAAAAAAACGTTGAAAGATTTGGGTGCCGAAAAATGAAGACGCTCATATATCAAGTCTGTATCGGTAAGGCAGCGAAGTCAAAGTTATAT